TCTGGCCGTTGAGAGTTACTTCGCCGTTGCGCGCTACCTCTTCGACGATTCCTGTTGCGAATGTTGTCGGGTCAGGTGGTTTGGGTACGGGATATTGAACTGCGACACCGACACGAATCTGTCGGGCGGTTGCCTTCTCCAACTCGCCTTCTTCGATCAACTGATCACGTTTGCGCTCGGCCCATTCCATCGCTCGCATACGATCTCGACCGATCGGGCCACCCCACAGCAACCAGGCAACTTGTCCTGGTGTCGGTCGTTCTGACTCGCCTCGTAGATAGGCGTCTGCTCGTGGCGAATCTAGGTCTGGCTTGTGTCTTGCGAACCAGGCGGCCATACGTCGAACCTTGTCTGGTGTGACGTTGCCACGTGCCATAGCCCTTGCTTCTCGCACCGTCTGGTCTCTAAGACCGTCGCCGGCGAACTCCAACAACTCCAAGCCACGCTTGGCGGCGTCTGCGACATACGAGGGAACGGCGACCACACGCCGAGTGTATCTGATCGGTGTGGCACGCTTTGTTAGGCGAGAGGACGTGACGACAGATCATCGAAGTTCGGTGTCATACCAGGAAACTGAACTCGGAACGGGTCGTCTGGTGCGCCAGTACCAAGAGACTGTGGTGGCTCATACAGTTCGGGGTTCGTGACCATGATCGTCGAGCATCGACAGTTTGGGTGTGCTGGTGGTGTCTGCGATCCGTTTGAGAACGTCGAGTTGACAGCAACAAGTTCATCGGATAGTGGAACACAGATCGGGCAAACATCGAACGGCGATATGACCCACTTCTTCTGCGCCTGTGGAGATACCAGGCCAGCGTCCATTAGTTGTCGGTAACTTTCGAGTCGACCCTGATTGTGCGCTCGCTGTATCTCTGTGCGTGCGATAGTGCGTGCTCGTGCTCGACGAAGTTTGTCCGAGTACCGTCGTGTCTTGTCTCGAATGATCTTTGCCGCTTTGTCGTCGTCGACTTCGAGCGCGAGGTCGTCTGCGAGTTTCTCGGCCATGTTCACGACAGCACGTTCATAGCGAACGGTTAGGCCGTTCATGTTTGTTCCGAGTTCTTCGAGTAGTGCTACGCCTGTTGTCTTCGATGGTTTCGTGCGGGCTAGGAGATCAACGAGCGCACGAGACTGCTGGCCTCGTGTCTGGCCGATAAAGATTCCGTCTGCGATGATTCCTCGAATGGCCGCTTGTTGTTGCTGAACCATGTTTGTTACGAGTCGAGCCGATTCTTGTCTGGCCCAGGCAACTGCTTCTGGTGCTTGGTCTTGGAACTGGAACGTCATCACAAGATCAGACGGTCGTGTTGCTTTACCGACTCGACGGTATTCACGTGCGAGTTGTGGTGCGATCTCTTCGAGTGCTTGTCGCCCGCTGTCTCCAAGTTGTTGCCAGAGGACAGTAGCGATCTGTGGTGCGACAGACGAGAACGCATCTGTGAGCAGAGCAAGAGTCTGGTTCGGGTCGTTCGCCTCGAATACGTCGAGCGCAAGCGTGTCTGGTAGTTCGCTGACAGCCTGCTCGAACAGGGCCGCAATCTGATTCTCTCGTCGAGTTAGTCGCTTGTCGCCTGCGGGTCGAAACGCTGGTGACTTGCCTTTCGAGATCGGGAATCTGAATCGGAATGGTTGACGTGTCTTCGACACGCTGACCTTGGTCATTAGACTTCCTCGGCGTTACCTACAGGTAGACCAGCCAGACCACGCAGATAGTTCTCCAAGTCCTGATCGGGGAACAAGGCCGCACCTGACTGTGCGAGTACCTGAACGAACTTGGCGATTGCGTCGAGGTCGATGTTCTTCGGTGGCGTGTACGACAAGTATGGTGCGAGTTCTGGCGAGATGCCGTTCAGTCGCATGAGTCGTGGAATCGCATGAGAGTTGAACACCTCTGCGATCTCGGATAGGTAGGCGTCGATCGAGCGCACGAACAACTCGATCTTGGAAACAGAAAGTGCCTGCGTGCCAACCTGTTCGTGACCGAGCAACAAGAAGTCTGCGAGGACTGTCATCGCAATACGCTGGTCGTATCGAGCAATAATGTCGTTCGTGTTGAACTGACGTTGCCCGCCGGTTGACAAGAGTTTCAGATCGTAGGCAGGCTGTTTAGTTTCGGGGTCATACGCAAGCGGGAAGACGATGCCCTCTTGTTCGTCACGCTTGATATTGCGCACGATCTGTTTGATTGCTTCGAGGGCGGCACGTTCTTCTGACGTTGCGGCGTTCGAGAGTAACTGCGGTGGAACGTAGGCGACAGGCATACCAGCCAGGTCACGCTCGACTCCGATTGCTTCGATCTCTTGGATACGTCGCTTGTAGTACCAGGGGACGTAGGCGTTGCGAAGTACCGAACGTCCTTCTGGATTGTTCATCTTTGACGTCGTGCGGAACAGGAGACACTTTCCGATTGGCAGATACACGAGGCCACGATTCGACGAGTAGGTATCCAACTGGTACGCACCTTGAATACCGCCGTTGCTGTCGAGTTCCCAGCGTTCGATCGACTCTTGGTTGCGAACGGGAATCTTGCGCCAGCCGATTCGTCCGTCGTTGAACCGAGAGTTCGTGCGAGGGTCGTCTGATCGTCCACGTCGATACTTGTAGATGATCTCGTGGTAGGAGTAGCCGTACACGAGGAACCCCATGACCGTCGCCAGGAAGTCGGGCCAGGAGGTACTCATGTCGTTCAGACAGCCAGAGATGAACTCGGCTTCACGCACAGCGTTCTCGTCTGCGCTGTCTGCTGGTTCTACAGACCAGTCAACTGATCGCACGATCATCTCGATAGCGGTCAGCATCGCCCCGATCACAGGGTCGTTATCTGCCATCTCACGATAGTTGGCGTAGGCTTGTTTGCCCTGTAGTTGCCTAAGGAACTCTTCACGAATCTCGCCGCCGTTCTGCGCAAGACCCGAGGAACCGATCTCCATAAAGTCCGTCGACGACACTTTGGCCTTTGCCAGTCGTGGGGACATAGTGGTTCTACCCTGGTTCGCCATTACCGTCACACTACTTCACTCGCTAGGTGTTTCGTCGTCACGACGAACACGAACCATCTTGCTCATCGAACGACCGTCGAACCTCTTGTTCGCAGTCGGAATGTTATTCGCAACAATCCCGATCTTGTTTGTAGGGGCCGAGATCGCAAGTAGGTCGTTGTCTTCCTGGTCGTAGTAGCCAGCGTCCTCTAATGCTTTCCTAGATGGAAAGACGTCAGCGTGTCTATCTGTGTTGACGTCAATCAGACTGTCTTGTAGTCCACCGAACGAATACACGAACCGAAAGTTGATTGGGAAGACGATATGCCGCTTGAACCGTTCGACCTCTTTCGTGTAGGCGTAGAATAAGATGTCGGGGTTTCGTTGCGCAATCCGTATCCAGGCGCACAGGTAGTCGTCGCAGAAGAAGTCTCCTGCGTCATGTATGCGAACCGCTTTGCCACCACGTTTGATCCAGTTCGCCAGCCAGAAGTCTCGCGGGTCGTGATCGAGTTCGTGTGGCTTGCCGCTTGCTCGAAACTTGCGTGAGCGCAGTTCAGCGTTCATCTGTGCTTCCCAAGCAATCGAATCCTCGAGAACGTACAGAAGGTTTGCCATGTGCTTCTGACGGACGTTTGAGAACCTGTATGTGCCGAATCGGGCGTAGCAGACACGAGCGCAGACGCCAGCGTTGGGACACGTGTTGAATCGTTCGCCGTTCGGTAGGTGAACAACCCACGCAGGTAGCGTCCAGTTGTAGACACCCGCCTTACGCAGTTCAGAGTTCTGCGTCAGAAGTTTGCTCGGTCGTGTCACGTGCGTCCGTAGGTCGCAACAACTTCCCGTTGTTCTTCTTGGTCGAGTTGATCGAGTTCACGACAGAGTTTGTCGAGGAACCCTGACGAGACGACAGCCCAGCCATTCGTCGAGTTCGCCACGTCTCGATACAGGCGCAGTTGCTCAATCAGTTCGATATCGGCCACCGACGTTGTCTCCTATTGTGATCTCGCCTTTGCGTGCGAGAACTCGAACACCGTGAAGACATAGTGAGAATCCTGCGTATGCGCCGATCGCAAGACCGATCGCACCGCCAAGCAAGAACGCAAGAAGAGATGTCATATGTCAACAACCTGTGAGTTGAGTTGTGGATAGAGGCGCACGATCGTAACGCAGTTGTCTGGTTCTCCTGTTTCATCTACCTGCTTGCGCTCGTCGTCTGATAGCGGTATGACGCTGTGGAAGTAACAGCCTGGCTCGGATATGTACCCGTGCTTGATTCCTGTGTTCAACCATTCCTGATACGTGAGTGCCATAGTTCCTCCTTACTGGCGTGTCGAGCCTAGATCCAGGGCTTTGCCTGTGTCAACGATGTGGGTATGACGATCGGTGCTGTGCGTGCGCCAGAGATCATGAGTTCCGAGAACGCCCAAACCAGAGCATCGAGTCGGTCGGGTGATTGGGATATGTCGGGAACCCACGAGCAGAGTTGGTCTTCGAGTTGTGCGAAGTAGCCGACGTGGTGAATACGTCCTTGCTCGTACAGCGATGCGATTGGTTCTGCTCTGGTTCTCTTGCCTCGTGACGCTCTGACCAGCCTGATCGGTACTCTTGGGTCGATAGTGCCGAGGGTATGTCGTACCATGTCGCCACCCTGGTTTGCTTCTGCCACGATGACGTCTGCTCGATGAGTGTGGTAGGCGGCGATTGCGGCCTTGGCCCATTCGTTGGGTGAACCACGCAGGGACATATCTGCGAGGACGTAACCGTGATCTGTTCCTTTCGAGACGCCTGCGACAACGATTCCTGTCTCGGCAGAGTCTTCGTTGCTCGACACAGCAGGGTCGATCGCAACAACGATTCGAGATAGGTCGGGCGTGCTTGTCTCTCGTGCCTGCTCGATCATCTCTCGTGTCCAGAGTGCGCCTTCTACGTCGTCGAGCACTTCGGCAAAGAGTTCCTGTCGACCGAGTCTCGTGCCTTCGTATCGCCGGCGCATCTCTGTTAGGAAGTCGTCAGCGAGGTTAGCGGAGTTCTCGAACGTCGAGCCTCGTGTAATGTGAACCGAACCGTCATGTAAGGACGTTAGGCGTCGAATGATTGGAAGGGGTCTTGGTGTTGTCGTCACGATGACTCGTGGCTTGTGTCCGAGTCGAAGTCCGAACATCAACTGATCCCAGGCATCGGGGTATCGCCACGCCGCTAACTCGTCAGCCCAGGCAAGATCGTGGTTCGGGCCACGCAGACGGTCAGGTTCGTCAGCAGAGAACGCAACCGCTATTGCGCCGTTGTGAAACGTCACACGCCTCTTCGATGGTTCATAGCGAGGACGCTGGCTAGGAGGGAAGACCGAGAGCAGGCCAGACTCGCCTTCGATCATCGTGTCACGCACGTCTGCGGCAGTCGGGCCAACCAGAGCAACTCGACGTGCCAGGCCAGCGTTCACTTGTTCTCTGACGAACTCTGCGCCTGTGCGACTCTTACCGAATCCACGACCAGCCAAGATCAACCAGATACGCCAGTCGCCTTCTGGTGTTGCTTGTTTGTCTCGTCGCCAGATACGCCAGTCATACATCATGACCTGCTGTTCTTCTGGCGTCAGAGAACCTACGACACGTTCCAGGTCGTCGTCTTCGAGTTCCGCAAGCAGTTCAACTAGCGAGAGTTTGCCCATCGTCTGTTTCGTCCTCTACGACCTCACCCTCGATGTCAGCAGGAGCCTCAACGAGAGCAAGCGCACGAATACGCTCGACAAGCACCTTACTCACATCTACTTCGATCGGACCACCATATGCGCCAGTCACCTCAAGAGCCTTAGGCACATCGAGACCGAACAACGCTGAACGCCTCGACGAGATACGCACGCCAGTATTCACGAGCGACACAAGATCGTCGATGTCAGGCGAGTCGATAATGCGAGCGAATATCTCACGCCACATTCTCTCCAAGCGTTCACCCTCAACGACACGCATATCGTCGACAGCCTCACGACCCCACCAACGCAAAGCCGCATCGTATGCTTCTTTCGCACCACTACGAGACGCATAGCCGACACGCTCTGCGATCTGATCGAACGTCGCACCAGCCGCCTTCAGGTTCACAACCTGGCGATACTTCTCTGCGACTTCGGGCGTCAACGCAGGTTTCTGTCCTCGTGCCATGTTCAGAGCCTAGTGTTCAGAGGTGTTCGTTGCTGGTCAGTATGTAGCCTGTGAACTCGCCTATGCGTAGCCAGCAGTAGTAGTTGGGGTTGAGTGCGTGTGGGTTGATTGGTCGTTGTGTTCCGATGAGGGCTAGTTCTTTGTCGATGATCTCGTTGGCTGTGATGCCTCCTAGTTGTTTCTGTGAGAGGGTCCAGCGTGTGAGGGTTGAGCCGAGGTAGCCGTTGGTTGCTTCGATCTTGTCGACGATGATGATTGCGCCGCCTGGTTTGAGGTTCTGTTCGAGGGTGGCTAGGAGTTTGCCTCGTTCGGCTAAGGGTATGAACATGAGTACGAGGAAGAGGATTGCGACGTCGAAGGGTTGGTAGGTGATTGTGGTTGCGTCTTTGTTGATGAGGTTGCCTGGGCCTTCGTAGAGTTTGGCCATCTCTTCTGCTGGTTCGATTGGTATGAACGTGGCGTTGCGTGCTTGGAGTGTGTCGCTGATTGCTCGTCCGATGTTTCCTGTTGACGCACCGATGTCATACACTATGCCGTTCTCTGGTAGGTAGGCTTTGACGAGGTGTGCTGTTCCGTGTGTTGCTAGGTCGTACCAGGGCAACGTCTCTCGAACGTGGCTGTCGAATCGTTGTGCGACGTCGTCACTCTTGAACGTCCAGTTCGACGGAATCCAGTTCTCGGTCATGTGTCGAGACTCTTCAACACTTTCACGACTTCGCTGGCGATTGCTTTCATCATGAGTGGTGGTACTGATCTGCCGAGTCGTTCCCAGCGTTGTTCATACGTGCCAGTCAGAATGAAGTCGTCGGGGTATGAACAGATGCGTCGAAGTTCGACGAGGTTGAACTTGCGTGGCTGGACAGGGTGAGTGACTGACGCTCCACCAACTGTTCCTGTCGCAACGATCGTTGGACACGGCTTATTGCGCTGTGGTCTAACTAACTGGAAGTATCGTTGTGATTGTTCGCCTTCCTTCAATGGTTTCCACTCTCGACCGATCGCATAGCGAGAGATACCGATATGGGTGTCTGTCTCTTCGTCGAAGAGAACTCGCATCAGTTTCTCGTAGGGTTCTTCTCCCCAGTTGCGTGTCAACTGTTTGCGTGTCTCTGGGTCGGTGATCGACTGATCGAGTACCCACCATTCGTCGGGGCTTGTCGTGATCGTCATCATCGGTTCGTTGACGTCGAGTCGAGAACCGTTGAATGTTCGTCGAGCCGCACGAACATCAGACGACCCTAACGCATCGCCAAGGTTGTAGCGGTACGGTAGTGGTTTCGGCATTTGTGGTTCGACACCAAGATCGTTGCGGATTCCCATAAAGATCAGGCGGCGTCGAGCCTGTGGAACACCAAGCCACGATGCGTCGAGTACCGACGCCTTTACCGTGTAGCCGCAGTTCTGTAATGCCGCAAAGATGTTCTTGAAGTATCCCTTAGCGGAACCTTTCACGAGGCCTTCGACGTTCTCGGCAACAAACGCTTTCGGTTGAATCTCTTTGAGGATTCGTGCGTACTCATAGAACAGATCGTCAACACGTTGCTTAGTGTCCGAGTAGGACTTCACTTTGCCCCAGCCAGCAGATCGTTTGCCTGCTGTCGAGAACGCCGCACACGGAGGCGACCCATCGAGGATATCGAGTTCACCAACAGACAAACCCAACGGCTCGAGGAAGTCTTTGCCTGTCATCGTGCGAATGTCGTTCGGGAAGATGATCGTGCTTGGTGATGCGTTGAGTCGATAGACCTCTTGTGCCGCAGGCACGAACTCGTTTGCGGCGATCACTTCACAGCCAGCCATGCGATAGCCAAGAGACGAACCGCCACAGCCAGAGAACGTCGAGATGACCTTCACGCCGTTCTTCTCGATCGCACGCACGTCGTTCATCGACGGTACGACATACGGCGGTTTGTCAGTCGTCATAATCCGACTCGTGTGTTGGTTCGCCAGGTCGAGCCTGACCAGACCATTCGTAGCCACAGGACGGACAGCGGTACTCGGTGTCGAGCGTGTCAGGCGTAATCGGCTTGAAGTCGTCGATCACTTCCGGCTCGCCGCCAGTCAGACGTTCGATGTCTTCTTCCGTCCAGCCTGTACCGAGCAAACCTTCTTCGATACTTGTACGGGACAACACTTCGAGCAACAAGTCGTTGTCGTATGACGCCAGGTCGCTTGTACGGTTGTCAGCAAGCAAGATGCGTCGTGCGGTCACGTCGTCCACGTCGACCCAATAGACAGGCACTTCTCTCGTGCCGAGACTCTGCGCCGCCATTAGTCGATGATTACCAGCAAGCACGTAGTTCGTCGAGCGTTGCGCAACGACCGTGCCATACCAGCCGTTACGTTCGATTGACTGAATGATCGACGACAAGTTGCCCGTTCGAGGGTTATCTGGGTGAATGATCAGTTTGTCTGTGTCGACCATCTCGATTGCTTCTGGTTTCATTTACTGTCCTCCTACTTGGTTCTGCGTAGCAACTCGTTGTACGCACTTACTGGTGACTTTGCTTGTGGCGTGAACTCTTTGCGCACGATCTCCCCAACGACTTTCGCAATACCGCTATCGCCAAGTTGAAGGTTCACGTGTCGAGATAGACACAGTTTGTCGAGTTCGGGGAACTCTCGACGCACGACCTCTTTCTGTCGAGGCTGGTTCAGATCGTCCCACGATGCGTCTGTCCACAAGTTGAAGATACGACGATCCGTGTATGGCGCATAGGTTGATATCCCATACTGCTTGGCGATGTACGGCAACGACTTCGTTTGCGCAGGATCGTTCTTCGCAAAGTACGAATGTCTGAAACTCTGAAAGATCGGTTGTGGCTGACGAAAGTGAATCATCGCCTTCTTCGATAGACCAAAGTGTCCGTCTGCCGCAGAGCCAGTAATCAGAGTCTTGTGTCCCTGCTGTTTCAGTAAAGGTAGGGCAACGAAGAAAGGAACCAGACACTCAATCGTTGTCTTCTTGCTGGTTCGTAGTTCGACAACAATCCGTTTGACGATGTCGCACACGATCTCTGTATCTGTTGGGATACGTACAGGAATGAACGGCAGGT